TTTTTTAACTTAGAAAAACCAATTATAGAAGATACATACGATATAATCATACCAGAGGAGTTTAACAATGGCTGAACAATACATGTCAGTTGGAGGAAGCTCAGCATCTACAACCATACCTACTATTATCTTTATTGCCTCCGCAAATAGTGTTAATATTATAAACGCTATAAATTTATCAAATACTAGTTCATCTTCTTCAGCAATAGTTTCTGTATGTTGGTACGACAATAGTGAAAGTAGTGATTTTTATATAATAAAAAACGCTGAGTTACCATATGGATCATCATTACAAGTTTTAGATGGTCCTATTATTTTAGACGAGGATGATGAAATTTTTATAGAATCTAATAGTCTAGATGTTACTGTTATTATTAGTCTTTTAAAAATCACATAAGAATGAATTAATTCAAATATTATTATGGAAATATATCATGTTAAAAATTTATAAATTATATCCTGAAGTAAAGACACCAAAGAAAGCAACTGCACAGTCTGCATGTTTCGACTTACATGCTTATCTTGGTCAACCTCTATATGAAGTAAAAGGTTATTGTACAAATAATAGAGAGTGTGCAGCACGAATATTTGAACAAAAAGAAGGTGCTCGTTATGTTTCAATAGATCCTGGGCAGCGTCTTCTTGTTCCAACTGGAATTATATTTGATATTCCAGAAGGATTTTCTGTTCGTATTCATGCAAGATCTGGTTTATCTTTGAAGCAAGGACTTGTAATGGCAAATGCACAAGGTATTATTGATTCTGATTATATTGAAGAATCTAGAATAATGTTACATAATATTTCAAGTGAGAAACTTTACATTTATAATGGTGATAGAATTGCTCAAGCAGAACTTGTAAAGTGTGAAACTTATGATATACTTGAGACAAGTGACAAACCAACACAAAAAACAGACAGAAATGGTGGATTTGGATCTACTGGAGTTTCATTATGACAAAACAAGAATTAATAGATAATCATATTCATCTTTGTGACACTGCTCGTGAACTGATGAAAAAGAAGAACTCAGATTATGCAGGTCGTTCAGGAACTGAACCATTTGCAAATTTCACAAGAGTTGAATCGATGGGAATTTGTTCTACAGAAAGGGGAATGTTAGTTAGAGTAACTGATAAAATGAGTCGATTATCTTCTTTTTTAGAATCTGGTAAATTAGAAGTTGCAAATGAATCATTTGAAGATACAATAGTTGATGTAATCAATTATATGGTTCTTCTTCATTCATATGTAAAGGACAAAAATGCCAAAGTTTGAAGTTCTTCTTGGTGATAATCGTGAGATATTGAACTCTTTGCCGGAATGTTCAATTAATACTTGCGTGACATCTCCACCATATTTTGCACTTCGTGATTATCATAATGATGATCAAATTGGTGCAGAAGATACACCTGAAGAATATGTAAATGAAATGGTCAAAGTATTCCAAGGTGTTAGGAGAGTGCTTCGTGATGATGGTACTCTTTGGTTGAACATTGGTGATACTTTTGGAAAAAATAAGAATCTTTTGGGTGTTCCTTGGTTGGTTGCTTTTGCTTTGCAAAGGGATGGTTGGATTCTACGCAGTGACATTGTTTGGCACAAGACAAATCCAATGCCAGAAAGTGTAAAGGATCGTCCAACACGATCACATGAATACTTTTTTCTATTTGCAAAAAATAAAAATTATTATTATGATATTGAATCTACAAAGACTACTGCAAAACATCCAGAAGACAAACGCACAGAAAATGGTCACAGAAGAAAGACAAAGGAATGGCAAGAACAAACTGGTCTTTCTGCACATTCAGGATTTAATAAAAATTATGAAACTGCAAACTTGCGTGATGTTTGGAGCATTGCCACCAATACATACAAGGGAGCACACTTTGCAACATTCCCACTGGATTTGATCAAACCTTGCATCGTAGCAGGTTGTCCGATGGGAGGAACTGTTCTTGATCCATTCTCTGGTTCAGGAACTACAGGGATAGTATCTTGCATGAATGATAGAAATTATTTGGGAATTGAGTTGAATCCTGAGTATCATGCACTATCATATAAGCGTTATGCAGAAGAAGTATCCCCACTTACTACTATAATGGAATGAGTGAATTCTATACACATGTTTCTGTTCGTGGTAATACCATTCTTTACACAGGTTACAAGAATGGTAAGAGAGTAAGAGAGAAAGTCAAATTCTCTCCAACTCTTTATGTTCCAGCAGGACCAGATCAGATCAAGACTACTCCTTGGAGAACTCTGGATAATCTTCCAGTTGTTCCTTTTGAGTTCGATTCTATCTCTGATTGTAGAGAAATGATTGAAGAATATAAGGATGTTCAGGGTTATCAAATTTATGGTAATACCGACTTTCAATACCAATTCATTGGTGATCGTTTTCCAAATCTAGAGTATGATCCCAACACTCTAAAGATTTGTTATCTCGATATTGAAACTGAATGTGAAGATGGATTCCCAACAGTAGAAAAAGCAGATCAGCGTGTAAATATTATTACTGTTCGTTTCCTACAGCAAGGTCAGGAAACCATTCATACCTATTGTCTTGGTCGAGCAAAACCTGTTCAAAACAATCATATGGTATTTGAGTATGATTCCGAAAAAGAAATGCTTCAAGCGTTTATTGAACAATGGAAGTATTATGATTTTGATATCATTACAGGATGGAACATTCAGTTCTTCGATATTCCATATCTCGTAAACCGAATTACAAATCTATTTGGTGATGGTGAAGCAGGTAAACTTTCTCCTTGGGGTATTGTTAAGCCTCGTAAGGTTTATATCATGCAGAGAGAACAGATCGCTTATGATCTATTGGGTGTTTCTATTCTAGATTATCTTGATCTCTATAAGAAGTTTACATTCGTAACTCAAGAGTCTTACAGTCTCAATCATATTTCATATGCAGAACTTGGTGAAAAGAAAGCATCATTCGAGGGATTTGATGGTATTCTTGATATGTACACACGAGACTTTCAGAAGTTCGTTCAGTATAATGTGAAGGATGTTGATCTTGTCGTCAAACTCGAACAGAAACTTAAACTTCTTGAACTCGCTCTCGCTCTTGCGTATTCTGCAAAGGTAAATCTGGTTGATGTGTTTTCTCAAGTTAGAACTTGGGATACAATTATCTATCACTATTTGAATGCAAAGAAAATTGTAATTCCACAGAAGAACATTGAAGAAAAAGATACTGCATTCGTTGGTGCATATGTGAAGGAACCGCAAGTTGGTATGCACAAATGGATTGTGTCTTTCGACTTGGATTCTCTTTACCCACATCTTATCATGCAGTATAACATCTCACCCGAGATGAAGCATGAAATGGGTAAGCGTGGAACTCTTCGACCGGAAGATATTTTATATCCAAACAGAGAGGAATCCAAGAAGCAGTTCCTACAACTAACAGATCATCAGAATACAATTCGTGAAAAGAATCTTAGTATGGCTGCAAATGGTGTTTACTTCAAGAAAGACAAGCAGGGATTCCTAGCAGAACTCATGGAAACCATGTACAAAGAACGCAAGATGTACAAGGAGAAGATGTTGGACTCCAAGCGCAGATTGAAGAATGAGAAGAATCTGAGCAAGGAAGAAGAGCAGCAAATTAAGTTTGATATCAGTAAGTATCACAACTTTCAGTTGGTGCGAAAGATTCAATTGAATTCAGCCTTCGGTGCTGTAGGTAATCAATACTTCCGTTATTATGATCTTGATCTTGCAGAAGCAATCACTGTATCTGGTCAATTGTCCATTCGTTGGATTGAAAATGCTTTGAATGTTTTCCTTAATAAAAACATTGGAACTACAGGAGTTGATTATGTTATTGCATCAGATACAGATTCTGTTTATCTCTGTCTTGATAAACTAGTTGAAAAGTCTTTTAAGGGCAATGTGCCTGATAATGAAAAGGTAGTTAAGTTCTTGGACAAGGCATGTAATGACATTATTAATCCATTTATTGAGAAGAAGTATAATGAACTTGCAGAAATCATGAATGCATATGATCAAAAAATGCATATGAAGCGTGAGTCTATCTCCAGTAAGGGAATCTGGACTGCAAAGAAACGATACATGTTGAATGTAATGATGGGCGAAGACAATGTACTTTTGAAAGAACCAGAGATGAAGATCATGGGTATCGAAACAACCCGTTCTTCAACTCCACAAATTGTTCGTGATGGTTTGAAGAAAGCAATTCATATTATTATGAATTCTGACGAAGACGCTTTGATTTCTTTTAAAGATGAATTTAAAAATCAATTTATTTCCTCTCCCGTGGAAGCAATTGCATTTCCACGAGGGTGCAATGGAGTAAATGAATACTCAGATTCTTCAAGTATTTACAAGAAGTCTACACCAATTGCTGTGAAGGGTGCATTATTATTCAATCACTACATCAAAAAGCACAAATTAACAAAGAAGTATTCCGTAATTAAGGATGGTGAAAAGGTCAAGTTTGTTTATTTGAAAACACCAAATCCTATTGGCGAACATGTTATTTCGTTTACAAATACTTTACCAAAAGAACTTGAACTGCATAACTATATTGACTACAATAAGCAGTTCGAAAAGAGCTTTATAGAACCTCTCTCTACTATCGTTAAGGTCATAGGTTGGGATCTTGAGAGAAGGACAACATTGGAGAGTTTATTCATATGAAAGATAATGAACATATTGATTACATTTATCAACTAATTCAAAATCGTCTTTTTGATTTGGAAAGTTATATAACCAGATCACAAAAAGATAAAAAAGCAAGTTTAGATTACTATAGTGAATTGATTGAAGAGCGTAAGAAATGTAGAGAAACTGTATTGTGGTTAGATAATGCAGTAAAATCGGGAATCATTTGAGAAAGGATTAATATGGGTTTTATTGATGATATTATTAAGTCTTCTGGTAATGAATATGCAGGACTAGTTGAGGATGGTCTTGAAGGAAGCGATGTAAAAGGATTTGTTGACACTGGTTCTTATGCATTCAATGCTCTAGTTTCAGGTTCACTTTATGGTGGTATTCCTGACAATAAGATCATTGCTCTAGCAGGTGAATCTGCAACTGGTAAGACTTATTTTTCAATTGGCATCGTGAAGAAGTTCCTTGAGGATCGTAAGGATGGAATTGTTCTTTACTTTGATACAGAGCAAGCAGTTACTTCTGATATGTTTATCAGTCGTGGTGTTAACTCCAAGCAAGTTGCTGTATTCCCTGTAGCAACTATCGAAGAATTCCGTCTACAACTTATCAAGATTCTTGACAAGTATATGGAACAATCAAAGGAAGATCGTAAGCCAATGATGGTTGTTCTTGATTCACTTGGTATGTTATCAACCAGTAAGGAAATGGCAGATACTGCAGAGGGCAAGGAAGTTCGTGATATGACTCGTTCCCAGGTTATTAAGAGCACCTTCCGTGTACTTACCCTCAAACTGGGCAAAGCAGGTATTCCTTTGATTATGACAAACCATACTTATGATGTTGTTGGATCTTATGTTCCAACCAAAGAAATGTCGGGTGGTTCAGGTCTAAAGTATGCTGCATCCACAATTGTTTATCTCTCAAAGAAGAAGGATAAGAATTCAGATGGAAAAGTAGTTGGTAATATTATTCACTGCAAGTTGTACAAGAGTCGTCTTACTAAGGAAAATCAAATGGTGGATGTTAAGTTGAATTACGATAGTGGTTTAAATAAACACTACGGACTTGTTGACTTAGCACTAAAGCATGGTATATTCAAAAAGGTTTCAACCCGTATTGAACTTCCAGATGGTAGCAAGGCATTCGAGAAGAACCTTATCGAAGAGCCAGAGAAGTATTTTACCAAGGAAGTAATGGAAAAACTCGAAGCAGCGGTTGCTGTCGAGTTCAAGTACGGAGCAGGAGCAAGCGAACAAGAAACTGAAGAATGAATTCTATTGTTGAAAAAGTAATTCTCGAAAATCTTCTTTACAACGAGAATTATACTAGAAAGGTTATACCATTTCTAAAGGATGAGTATTTCCAAACAAAAGAAGATAAGGTTATTTACAAAACTATATCTGAATTTGTTTCTAAGTATAATAAACTTCCGACTAAAGAAGCACTACTGGTAGATCTTTCTAATAACAAGAATCTAACTCAACAAGAGTATGATTCTATGTTGCAGAAAATTAACGACTACTCAACCTCTGAGCAGGATGAGCAGTGGCTTGTGAATGAGACAGAAAAGTTCTGCAAGGATAAAGCAATCTATAATGCAATCCTTGAATCTATTCATATCATAGATGGTAAATCAAAAACTCATACAAAGGAAGCACTTCCATCTATTCTTTCTGATGCTTTAGCAGTATCTTTTGATACAAATATCGGTCACGATTATATCAAGGATTCAGAAAAGCGATATGAATTCTATCACACAGTAGAAAAGAAGATTCCGTTTGATTTGGAGTTCTTCAATGATATTACAAAGGGAGGGGTTGCTACAAAGACTCTAAACATTGTAATCGCAGGTACTGGTGTTGGTAAGTCTCTATTCTTATGTCATCAAGCAGCAAATTGTTTGATACAAAACAAGAATGTATTATATATTACCTGTGAGATGGCAGAAGAAAGAATCGCAGAGCGTATTGATGCCAACATCATGGATATTACAATTGATGAACTGAAGTCTTTACCAAAGCAAGTTTATGCAAAGAAGTTATTCAATGCAACTAGAGGTGTGACTGGTAAACTTATCATTAAGGAATATCCAACTGCAACTGCTCATGTCAATCACTTCAGATATCTTGTCAATGAGTTGAAACTCAAGAAGAAGTTTATTCCGGATATTATCTTCATCGATTATCTGAACATTTGTGCATCTGCTCGTATGAAACAGGGTGGTTCTGTGAATTCATATACTTACATCAAGTCGATTGCAGAAGAACTTCGTGGTCTTGCAGTTGAACTTGGTGTTCCGGTATTCTCTGCAACTCAAGTGAATCGTGAAGGTTACAACAATACCGATTTCGGTCTTGAGAATACTTCAGAGTCATTTGGTTTGCCAGCAACAGCAGATTTCATGTTTGCAATTATTGCAACTGAAGAACTTGATAAGAGAAATCAAGTCATGGTAAAGCAGTTGAAGAATCGATATAATGATCTTGCAACCAATCGTAAGTTTGTTATTGGCATCAATCGTTCAAAGATGAAACTATACAATCTTGATGCATCTGCACAGGATGGATTGACTGGAACTGGAGAGGATGAAGATGTTGGGTCGGAAGGACACGATAATAAGTACACTTCCAAATTTAGTGTTCGTAAATTTAAGAAAACAGAAGATTGGACAAATTAAGGAGATACTATGGCAGAAGAAATTACAATGAAGCAAGTTCAGTTTATAGGTGATGATGATACTCGCACATTAGAGGAGCGTTTAGCAACATTGCCAAATGTTCGTGATGAAGAACTTTCTGAGTGGCGTGAATGGGCAAAGTATAACTTTCCAAATGCAAGATAATGTCATTAATTATTGATAAAAAATTCATCAACATGATTTCTCCTATGCTTCCAAAGTTTGCTTGGAAGAAAGAGAATCTTGCAAATTGCAGATGCCCTATCTGTGGAGATTCAAAGAAGAATAAGAGCAAGGCTAGAGGATTCTTTTTTGCAAAGAACAATGATATGTTTTATCGTTGTCATAATTGTGGAGTATCAACCACAATGTATAAGTTCCTAGAATCTGTATCACCTGCTCTTTGCAAAGAATATTCTCTTGAAAGATGGAAGAATGGAGAAAATGGCAATTCAAACTACAAGAAACCAGAATTTAAATTTGAACAACCAAAGTTCAAAATCTCTGATAATGTTCTTGATGGGTTGAAGAAGATTGATGAATTGGACGAAGATCATCCGTGTAGAAAATTTGTGGAGAGTCGAAAGATTCCTGAAGAGTTTTATAGTGTCCTGTACTATACAGATGACTTCGGTTCTCTTGCAAGTAAACTAGATCCAGAAGTGAAACTTGAAAAAGAACCCCGTCTTGTAATTCCTGTATTGAATACAAAGAATCGTGTAATTGCTATTCAGGGTAGAACATTATCAAAGAGCAAGAATGCTATTCGTTATATCACAATTAAAGCAGATAAGAGTATTGAAAGACTTTGGTATGGTTTCTGTCGTTTGAATGATGATAAGAAGTATTTTGTAGTAGAGGGTCCGTTGGATTCTCTGTTTCTTGACAATTGTGTTGCAATGATTGGTTTGAATGATGGATCTAATATTCCAGATCCATTAAAAGATAAAGATCTAATCTTCATTATAGATAACGAACCAAGAAACAAACAAGTAGTTGTTCAAATAGAAAAACTAATAAATAATGGAAGAACCGTTTGTATTTGGCCAAGTAACATAGAACAAAAAGATATTAATGATATGATCCTGAATGGCTATACAAATACAGAACTGCAAAATATTATTATAGAAAATTCTTACTCGGGAATGGAAGCAAAATTAAAACTTCAACAATGGAAGAGGATTTAAACATGTCAGAATCAGAAAACGAGGAAAGTTTCCACATAGAACACCCAATTGTTTCATATTGTTTTGCTGTTATGGAATACTTAAGGAGTGTAAATCCTGAGTTGTTTAATAAAGCAGTTGAATATGCAGAAGACTTAACAGGTGTGATTATAAACGATTTCACTTTAGAAGAAAAGAATACTGCAGAAACTGGGGACAGTCTAGACATAACAGAAGAAATAAATGATAATGGTCTTTACGGTTCAGATGATTTTTACCAAGGTGATGATGAAGAAGGTGAAGGTGAATTCTATGACGACGACCAGTACTACGGATAAGATTCGTGTTTTAGATCATGGTTTTGTTGAATATGTTTCCCATATGGGTGACGATTTGACAGTTGTAAACGCTGCTAGAGTTTCTTTTAATAAAAAGAGTCTAGAGTTTGGTGATCGTGATGAGAAATTAATTTCTTATCTGGCTAAGCACAATCACTGGACACCATTTTCACATCCACAGATCACATTACGAATCAAAGCACCAATCTTTGTTCGTACACAGATGTTTAAGCATAAAGTTGGATTTACAGAAAATGAGATTTCCCGTCGTTATGTTACCTTTAATCCAGAAATCTATACCCCAAGGTGGAGATTTGCACCCACTGATGGTGCAAAACAAGGAAGTTCTGGGTTTATTGAAAATACAGATAGTATCGATAATATGTACATTCCTGCTATTGTAGATTGTGTTAATATTTACAATAATTTGTTAAAACAGGGGGTAGCCCCCGAGCAAGCAAGGGCTATATTGCCACAAGGGACATACACCGAGTGGTGGTGGACGGGATCGCTCTCAGCGTATGCTCGTGTCTTTAAACAGCGAATAGACGCTCATGCCCAGTGGGAAGTTCAACAATATGCTGCTGCAATTTCAAATATTATTGAGCCATTGTTCCCGGTTTGTTGGAAAGTATTAACTGAAAAATAAATATCAATATGCAAGACTTCAGTAAATTTAATAAAAAAGAAGAATCTGTAAATTTACCAATAGCAAATTTTGAAATTGGTAAAAAGGTTCGTCTTGTAGCAAATCTCTCGGTCTATGAACCTGGGGAAGTTTTTACTGTAGTCACAGAATCAATTCCAACATTTTCAACATCTACTTGGGGTATTGGAGAAACTTATTTAAAGGATAGTAATGGTTCTGTTTTTCTTATAAAAGGTAACAAAAAGTTTATAAATGAAGTATTTGAAAATATTAAAGAACAACCAAAACAAATACTAGCTGAAGAGCCAAAAGAAGAAAAACCATCTTTACTAATTGAAGATTTAAAGAAATCATTAAAAGAAGAATTAGCAAAACAATTAAAAGAAGAAATTAAACCCGTACCAGGTCCAAAGGGAGATAAGGGTGATCGTGGCTTGCCCGGAATGCCAGGCGACAAGGGTGATAGAGGTGATGTTGGTGAGAGAGGTGAAACGGGTTGGACTGGTTGGCCAGGTGATAAGGGCGAGATGGGTATACAAGGTGAGAAAGGCGAAAAGGGAGATAAGGGAGACAGAGGAGAAAAAGGAGACAAAGGTGATCAAGGAATACAGGGCGAAAAGGGCGATAAGGGTGATCAAGGCGATAGGGGAGAAAAAGGCGATCAGGGTGAGAAGGGCGAACGCGGAGACAAAGGCGAACCCGGTGAACTTGGATCAAAAGGAGACAAAGGTGAACCCGGTGATAAAGGGGATCGTGGTGATATTGGACCTGCTGGAAAAGATGGAGAAAGAGGCGAAAGAGGCGAGAAGGGAGACAAAGGAGACAAGGGAGATGTTGGCGAACGAGGCGAGAGAGGCGAGAAGGGAGACAAAGGAGACAAGGGAGATACGGGCGACTCTGGGATTGTTTCAGTATCTTACCCATTGGCATATGAGGATGTAAAGAAACACCTATCTCTTGATACAAAGTACCTAGAAGAATTTAATAACAGAGTAACATCTGAAATATCAAAAGTTTCATACGGATCTGGTGGTGGTGGAAATGTAGACATTTATGTTGAAGCGGAGAAAGCAGTAAAGAATCTTCGTTCTATAAACTTCACAGGATCTGGTTTTGAAGTAACACCAGACGGAACAAAAGTAACTGTACATTCAACAAGTGGTGGATTTACATTTTCAGCAACACCACCCCCAAGCACATCAACACCTGGTCACAGATGGTTGGATAGTACATCGGGCATTCTTTACACCTATGTTGATGATGGTGACACAAAGCAGTGGGTGGATTTATCCGGTGGAGATACTCTACCAAATGCAATACAAGTTACAACTGCAACACATACAATAAAACTTACAGATTATTATATTGGTGTAAATTATAACGGTGTTGCAACAATCACTCTACCTGCATCAGCACCAACAGGAAAAACTTTTGTAGTAAAAGACGAATCGGGTAATGCGGGAAAAGGATTTTACAGAAGAATAGTAGTAGTCGGTAGTGGTTCAGATAAAATAGACAACGAGGATTCCGCTGCAATAAACATTGACAATGGTTCCTTACAATTCATTTATAGAAACGGATGGAGAATCATATGAGTTACCTTTTTAATAATAAAGTTGGGTTTGTTGACAATGCTGTTGATGGTTTTAACAGATTAAAAGTATCACAACCATTTACTCTGTTTGATTCACAGCACCGTTATCAAGAGAATGATAAATGGAGCACATTGACTGCTAATGGTGGAACTAGCACATATATTCAAAACGAAAGCGTTATAAATATGAATGTTACCACTACCTCCGGATCAAAGGTATACAGAGAAACAAAAAGAGTATTTGCTTATCAACCAGGAAAATCATTATTGGTTATCACTACCTTTGTTTTTGCAACACCAAAAACAAACTTAAGACAAAGAGTTGGTTACTTTAGTTCAAATGCAGGAACACCTGTAAATGGTGTCTATCTTGAGCAGAATGGAACGCAACTTAGAATGGTTCTTGCATCACAATCATTAGATACTAATGATGTGTTCACCGAAGTAAATCAAAGTGACTGGAATACTGATAAGTTTGATGGAACTGGTCCATCTGGTAGAACTTTAGATGTCACAAAAGCGAATATTTTTTGGATGGATATTGAATGGTTAGGTGTAGGTGATGTTCGTTGTGGATTCTTTGTTGATGGAAAACCAGTGGTTGCACATGTGTTTCACAATGATAATTTAAATAGAACAACTTATATGACAACTGCATGTTTACCACTAAGACATGAAATAGAAAATACAGGAACAACATCTTCATCTTCAACTATGAAGAGTATCTGTTCAACGGTTATGTCTGAAGGTGGATATGAAGCGTTTAGTAGAAGATATAATGTCACTAAAAATGATTCTACTGGAACTACGCTTACTACCGCTGGCGTTCAATATCCAATGATTGCTTTGCGTTTGAATTCAAATAGATTGGATAGTGTCATCATTCCATCAAATATTAGTGCAGTATTAAACGAAACCTCCTCAAATAAACCAGACACAGTTCAATATAGAATTTTATTAAATCCAACAATTACTGATGGTTCTTGGGTAACTCATTATAATGGAAATGTTGATTATAATGTTACTGCTACTCCAGCAGGAATATCTGGTGGTACAGATATTATTGGTGGTTATATTAGTAGCAGTGGTGCTTTCTCTCTGTCTGATGTTAATGATTTTAATTTCCAATTAGGTAGAACACAAGCAGGAGTCAGTGATATATTTGCTCTGACATTTACACCAATAAACTCCAATGCTGTTTGTTATGTTGATCTCTCTTGGTTCGAAATCGTCTGAGGTAAAACATGCTAGACTTTCCGGCAAATCCAATATTAAATCAAGAATACACCTTTAATGAAATTACATGGGTATGGAATGGTTCTGCTTGGTACAAGAAACTTCAAATGGTTTCTTCAACACCATATATTATCAATGTAGACTTAAACACAAATGGTGAATTAGTTTTTACATATACTGATAATACTACACAAAATGTAGGAGTTGTGACTGGTGAGAACGGTGTTAGTATTTCAAATGCAGAAATAAATGAAAATGATGAATTAGTATTGACTTATAGCAATGGGGTAATTGTAAATCTTGGTGTAGTTGTGGGACCAAGTGGACCGAGTGGAACAACAATAACAATAACAGATGCTTATATTAATACTAATGGAGAGTTGATATTAGTTTTTAGCACAGGTTCTTCAATAAACACTGGAAATGTAGTTGGTCCAACTGGTGCTACTGGACCATCAGGTGCAGCAGGTGTTGATGTAACAAATGCATCTATAGATACAAATGGTGATTTAATAATTACTTTATCTGATTCTAGTATTATTAATGCTGGAA